GTGGAACAGCTCCTGAATGGGCAACAAGTGCAGATCAGACTCCGCTTACAACTAAAGGCGATTTATTTGGATTTGATACGGCTGACGCAAGAATCCCAATTGGAACTAATGGGCATATCCTTACAGCTGACTCCACTCAAAGTCTTGGATTAAAATGGGCCGCTCCTTCAGGTGGCGCATTAACTTGGTCATTATTAAATAGCGGTGGAACAGCACTGAGCGGATCAGCAAAGACAACAATATCGTTTAGCGCACAAAAACAACTTTTGATTCTTTACAAAGATGCTAGTTCCGCAAATGCTTCCAGCTTTTTTAACATTCGTTTAAATGATGATAGCGCTGCTGCTTACACTTCTGGCGGAACGCAAGGCAGAATTTATGATCCTATTAATGCCAATTTAGTTTTTGCTCCTTCTTTTCTTGAAGGTTTAACAGAAATTAGGGGAGCAAGAATGAGCACAAGCTCTGGTTCATTAATGTATGGCAGCGTTAAAGTCGAAAATGCCGATTCGACAAGTTATAAAATTTTTACCGCACTAGGTGGGGGAACTAGAGATAGTTCAGATAATCCTGAGGTAATAAATCAACAGGGCTTCTATTCAGGAGCTTCAGCTATAACCTCGGTCTCTTTTAACTCATCAACAGGAAACTTTGATGGCGGAACTGTTTATGTTTACGGAGGAGTCTAAAATGTATAATCACAAAATTGTGAATACGGAAACAGGTGAAGAAATTATTCAACCTTTATCTGAATCTGAAGCGGCACAAATTGATGCTAATTTTGAAGAAACTAAAAAAGAATTAGCAGCGTCTAAAGCTCAAGCCAAAGCAAAAGCTACCCAAAAAGCAGCCCTGTTAGATCGGCTTGGGATTACTGAGGATGAGGCAAAGCTTCTTCTTTCATAATGGCCAAACTATGTGCAGCGGGTGTGCAGTTACGGGAGCAGATAGATGACGATTATCCTGATAGGGATCGTAAGTCTGATGGCTGGGTGGCTGACGCTCGGCATCTTGCAAAGGGCAGTTCTGACCATATACCAGACGCAAGAGGAATCGTCAGAGCTTTAGACATTGATGCAGATTTAAACGCCCACAAAGAAGAAGCTTATGCACTAGTTGAGAAGCTTCGTAAATGCGCCAAAAAAGGCGATAAGCGCATCAAATATATTATCTACGATGGCAAGATTATGAGCCCAATACTGGGCTGGAAGCGGCGTAAATACTCAGGCGCTAATCCTCATCGTAGTCACTTCCATATATCATTTACTAGCTTGGGAGACACAGATGGCAAATGGTTTAACCTTGAAGGAGAATCTAATGAGCGACCTAAAGAAAATGGCCGAAAGCTGGGCAAAGACATTCCTAGCGACAGCCCTAGCGACTTACCTAGCGGTGGGATTCGACCTAAATGCAATTGCCAATGCCGCTCTAGTGTCAGTCTTGCCTAGCATCATCAACTGGCTTAACCCTAACTATGAGCGTTACGGCAAAGTCCGTTAATGGCTGCGACTGAGTTGGCCACCTTAGTAGCCTCAGTCCTTGGATCAATAGCTTTACTGATTGCTGGCCTTCGATACATAATTAAATTGGAAAATATTCCAATAGTGTCGCGCCTTGATAAAATGGAGTCTCAGCTAGAATTGGCGCTAGCGAAGGGAGTCAGAAATGGCAACGCGAAAGCGCGTAAGTAAGAAGCCAGTCAAGCGTCCTAGGAGACGAAGGACTACTAAAGAGACGCCTTTAACAAAGCTTGATTTCTGGGCTATTGCGGCCAATGAAGTTTATAAGGCTTGCCGTAGAGCTGGTATGGACGAAGGCACTTCTCTAGCCTTTGCTATGGATCGTAGCTCTTATCCTGATTGGATAGTGCCAGCCGATGACCCAATAAAGAAAATTGGCTGGGAAGATGGCGAGGAAGATAACTAATCTACTTCCGCGAGGTTGAGCTCTTTGAGGCTCTCAAGTCGCTTTATCCAGACTTGCAGCCTTTATCAGCGACCGACAGAGCAGATGGCGTAACCCATAACGCGTTCCTAGAGCTTAAGTGTCGCAGGACTCATTACGATACTTTGATAATTGAGAAGAAGAAGTGGGACTATCTGGCCGATATAAGGGCTAGAACGGGCGCTAAGACGCTGTATATCAATTCGACACCTAGAGGGGTCTATCAGTTCGACTTAGGGGCTGTAAGCGAGCCTGAGTGGTCTTTAAAGCGCCTTCCTATAACGACCGACTTCGCCAACAAAGCGACTAACGAAAGACTGGCTGGCTTCTTAGATATTCGCCACGCCGAGCTATTACTTGTCTAAATAGATTTAAGCAAATACATTTAACCCGTTAATCCATTTAGGGATTACAGAACGGGAGCAAAATGGTAAATAAAGTAACTCTTATTCGATTTGATTCTCAAGCAGGGGCTTGGACTGATGAGACAAATTGGGTTAAGGGATCAATAATCAGACGATTTGCTAAAGAGCGGATGGGTAAGCAGCAGTTAAGAGGTCGTTTATCTAAGGCTGAAATCTCTGCATATTGGCTTGATAAATATGGGGTGAGTGCAGATGTTTCCTAATTTATCTGATACGCAAGTCTTTGCAATAACCATCGGCGTTCCATTCTTCGGCCTTTACTTATGGGCTCTTTGGAGTTCAGCCAAAGCTAAAGCCTTTAATGAAGGATATAAGAGAGGGAGAGCAAGTGTCCGATACACAGAAATCATTAAATGAATGGCTCGAAAGTGCTGGAGACACACTATTCGACAGGGGCATCGAGTATGGCGACCCGAGGCACAATCTATTACGCATTTTCAAAATCAGTAAGGCACTCGGTATTCAGCTCCGAGACCCATCTGACTTGGCGCTTATTGCTATCGCGACCAAACTCTCAAGAATGGTGGAAAGTCCAGAGCGCGAAGATTCGTATCTCGATCTCATTGGATATGCCGCTATCTTGGGTCGATTACGATTTTCGACACCAGAAGATTGGGACGACATTGAGTCTGACTCGCAATCATAATAGTAATCAATACTGCGACTACTGCAAATATCGCTGGGGACAAAATAAGAATGGCTGGGATTTAAGAGCTACAACACCAGCAGTCTGGAAAGTCCAAAGCGAGACACCGCTTCGAAAGGCTCAGGTTAGGTTCTATTGCCAGCCTTGCGCCGATGATGCACAGAACTGGCCAGATGGCACATTTTACTCATTGAAAGAACAGTTAGAAGATGCGATAAATGATTTCGCAGGGAGAGAGAAGTTGGATGTCGAATTACCTAGATGATTATGTAAGTGTTCAAGACCGATTAAAGGAGTTTATAAATGCTTATCCAGATTATAGAATCAAGACTCATATCTTGGCGGAGTCGCTTGTGGCTAATTGTGATGTCTATATCATTAAAACTGAGCTATATCGCACTGAAGCTGACACACATCCTTGGACTACAGGTTTATCCAGTGAGTCTAAATCCAAGCAATATGCACTCGAGCTTGCGGAAACTGGATCGTTGGGACGCGCACTTAACCTCGCTGGATACTTCGCTAAGACTAAACAAAGCCCAAAGAAGGCAATTGAAACGACTAAGCCAGCTCTTGCGGAATTCATAAAAGAACAGCGCCCTAATGACCCTGAGCCAATTGTTTGGGATGTAACTGCAATAGCAGACCAATTAGGTGCTGAGATAATTGATGAAATCCCATTATGTTCTGGTGGAGATGGACCAATGGTCTTAAAGACTGGCATAAAGGAAGGCAAGGAATATAGGGGTTGGGTTTGTCCTACCCCTAAGTCCGGTCATCCTGCCAAATGGATGAGAGTTGGTTCAGATGGGCTTTGGGTCTTTCAGAAATGATTAAAGATGCACACCCTTTCCCTTGCAGTAATTGCAAGCTAGTTACTCCGCATATAGAACTTAAGCGGTATAACACTGAGGATGTCGCAGAAGCGCCTGAGGAAGTATGGTTGGTTGAGTGCCAGCGATGCTTCCTTCAGCGCATTATCTATCCATCTGATCGCGTAGCTAGCAAAGAGGACGATATTGTGCGCTGCGAGCAATGTGGTGGATGGAAGATGAAATCGGGTAAGTGTCGAGTATGCCGATTAGCAGCTGGTTTTGAAAAAATCAGCGTAAAATACTGGACAGGCAACTCGACTATGGAAAGGCCCTACGATGAGCAAGCCCCACTCTATTAAATATATTAAACAGCTAATGGAGTGGGGATTTGATAAGGAGTTTATAGCCAAAGATTGTGGCATAAATGTAAGCAGCTTAGATGTAAGGTTAAATAGAGCAAAGAAAAGGGAGCAGATTGAAAAGGTTAAACAACATAACGAAGAATGATTACTCT